TGTTATGTTTGCGAACACACCTGTATAAGTTATCCTGACTTGACTGATTATTTTGAGGGTAAAATAGAATCATACAAGGACTATCTCCCTATCTCATCACGTATAAAAGCTGAAATAAAGAACGATCATTTAAACGGAGGAATGACTATGATTTATTCTCAATCGTTAACTGCAAGAATTCAAAACCTAGCCGAGAACGTTATAACTAGCACTCCAAAAGTAATGAACATTGATCCACTAAGCGACGATGAACCCGACAACAGCACTTCGTAAAATATCGGCACTCACAAAAAAGATATGGGGAATACAAGGAGGCCAAGGAGCTGGAAAGACTTTTTCTATTCTGATCATACTTATTAATCACGCAATAAATAGACCTAACAAAGAAATATATATAGTATCAGCCGAACTCTCAAAGATGCGTGATACCGTAATAAAGGACTTTGTAAAGATAATCTCATTGCTTGGGGTTAATTGCGTTCTAACTGGAATAGAAAGCGGTTCTCCAAAGTGTTCTTTTTCAAACAAATCATTTATCCGTTTTATTGGACTAGATAAGGAAGATGTAGGAAAGGGTATGCGTTCGGATGTGGTGTTCGTAAACGAGGCAAATAAAGTTAACTTTGAAACTTACCGAGAGCTTACATCAAGGGCAAAGCGTGTTATTATTGACTTTAACCCCAATAAGAAATTTTGGTTTCATACAGAGGTCCAACCACGTGAAGACTGCCAATTCATAAAGTTAACCTTTAAGGATAATGAGTTTTTATCTGAAGAAGAGCGATATGAAATTATACTTTACAAAAAGAAAGGATATAAACTTGACGGAAACGGAGATTTTGAACTAAACGACAAAGGCGAAAGGATAGTCATAAATGCGTATTGGGCAAATATGTGGCGTGTCTACGGAGAGGGAGAAGTAGGACAGGTTGAGGGACGTATTTACAATTGGAAATCAATACCATACCACGAATACTTAGAGATAACCAAAAAGGAATATATCGGTAATGACTGGGGCAAGGTTGATCCTTGGGGTATAGTAGGGTTAAAATACCACGACGGAAACCTTTACGTTGACGAAAAAAACTACCAATCTGAAAATGATATTGAAAGGGAAATGTCACCTGAAAAACTATCAGCCATAAGAGGCTCAGAAGTAAATATAGGCGATGGATTAAAAAGTGACGGGCTTGTAAATTGGATGTTCTCAGAAAAACTAAACATCAGTAAAAACACTCTTATATCGTGCGACAGTAACAAGCAATACAAGATACTTACACTAAGAAAGTCAGGTTATGATTACGCTGTTAGCGTAGGCAAGAAATACAGTTTAGAAGAGCGTATAGGCATTTTATCAGGGTTAAACATATTTTACACTGACCGTTCAAAAAATATTGAAATGGAGCAGGAAACATACTGCTATGCTAAAGATAAGTTCGGAAAGCAACTTGAAGAACCAGTCGATCAGGATAACCACACCATTGATGCAATTGTTTACGGAGTTAAGAAGATGTTTGATGAAGGAGTGATTAAGCATTTGTAATATTTACCAATTCTTACGACGTGAGGGTATAATTAAAAACGTATAAATTGTAAAATTCAAACAATATAAAACTATTAACCCCATAATAAATTATAGTTTATTGCAAATATCAAATAATTATGAAAAAACTACTATTACTATTAGCATTAATTTTAATACTTGGATGCTCAAAAGAAGATGATGAATGTATCTGCTCAAAAGCACAGTACATTTCTTGGGAAACAAACGGAACTTACTACAAGAACAACGTTCCTATGGATTGCGAAACAGGCAGACCGATTCAAGACGGTTATGTTAACGGTGGTACTTTTGTAGAATGTAAAGATTGATGTTATGAGTTCATTTAAACAATTAACATTAGGTATTATAATATTCATTATTTCTTGTTTAGGAATTCTAGCAAATAAAAAAAGCCACTCAGTAACGAGTGGCTTTTAATTTTAGATCAATTGTATTTTAATACGCCCTGACTAATCCAAGACTTGCAATCTTAGTGCTTTGCGTTCCTGTTGGAGTTACAACCACACGATAAAATTGATAAGGTGATTGCAGGATAACGAAAGAGCAAACCTGACTGGCAACGTCTGTTAAAGTAAATGCAGTTTGTCCTGCAATATCTGTATAACTTACTCCATCAACAGAACCCTGTACTTTTACCGTTCCTGCAACCGTACCCGAAATCTTATCAAGTTTAGATTGAACCGTAAAATGTACGTTTGCCCCATTAACGATTGCGTACTGATACTCAGGAGTTGCATTTGTAATAGTATCGGTTGCGGGATGCGTTGGAGTGGAAAGTAAATTACCAACAGCCTTGAACGTTAATTTTGGTCCAGTAACCTGAGCCGATGCGCCAATTGTCAGCATCAAAGCCAACATAAAAAAGATTTTTTTCATTTTAATAAAGATTTAATTAATATTTATTTGAATACAAATATAGATAAAAAATGATTATATTTGAATTACAGAGTAGTAGCTGTATTTAAAAATATAAAAACACCCCACTTGATTTAGTCTACTACCTATTTCTTGTGGGGAATTTTATTTTATGAAAAAAGAAATTTGGAAAAGTGTTGTAGGTTTTGAGGGAATATATGAAGTAAGCAATAGTGGGATAATTAAAAGCTTAAAGTTTAATAAACAAAAAAACCTTAAACCTATTGAATGCCAAGGATATAAAACTGTAATACTTTCTAAAAATGGTAAAAAATACATATTTGGAATACACCGACTAGTAGCGATGGCTTTTATTCCAAACCCTTATAATAAAAAACAAGTAAATCACATAAATGAAATCAAACACGATAACAATGTGAATAATCTTGAATGGTGTACTCCAAAAGAAAATATACATCATTCAATAAAAACAGAAAAATTTTATCTTGGAAACAATAATGGAGGCAAAGCGATAAATGCAATATTTACAGATGCGCAAGCAAATGAAATAAGGTTAGATTATATCAAAGAAAAAACAAGTATTGCAACATATTGTAGAAATAATAATTACCCATATAACACTGTGTATAGAATAATTAAAAACATTTCATATAAATAATTTATAAATAAATTCTGTTACTTAAATATTTATTTACTATTTTTGCTTAACTAATGTTGTGATAACATCGGAATTAAATGATAAAAGTAAAAGAAAGTATTAACTTAATCCCTATCAGCAGAAATGCCGACAGGGATTTTTTACGTTTGTACTTATGAGTTTTCACTTTAGCTTTGGGTTTGGAGGAAATCAAAGAGAACCCGTAAAGATTGAGCAAGATAATTTAGGAAACATATTTTATACTATGTTTAGCTCAAGTACAGCTGTCGGAAAGATTATTCCTGATGCTGACAAGCTAAGAAAAGTAACAAGCAATCCAGCATTGTTGAAAGTGATTTCTTTGGATTGTGATATTTTCTCTTTAGGGAAGATTAATAAGTATAATGATGGCAAAGTAAAGGAATATGATTTTCTTTATTCGCTATCAAGTAAACCTAATATTACCCAAAGTTGGACGCAGTTTTTATGGGATTATAAGTTTTGGTTAGACATATTCGGAGTTGCTTATTTATATAATCCAAACAATTCAAAAGTAATAAGCGATACAAATTCATTACAATGGCTAAACCCTTGCAATATAGTTTGGGAAGCCACAACAATTGAAAAGCTAAAGACTATATTCCTATCGGGTTCAAGTTATAAAGATGTTCTTAAAAATACCGTCAGATATAATTTTGACAACGGACAAAGCAAGCAAATAAGGCTTGATGAAATTGTACCGTTTTATGATCTTACAAACGCTGGAAATCAAAATCCTATAAGCGGTTATAGCCGAATCGATGCCCTATACAAAGTAATTCAAAACAGTGAATTAGCTTTAGACGCAAAGGCTATTAATTTAGAGTTTGCTCAAAAGTTCTTGGTAGATGGACAGGCAGATCCTGACAAGGTTGAGCAATTACCATTAAGCAAGGAAGAAAAAGAAAGCATTGAGGCTAGCGTTAGGTCTTGGAAAAAAGTACACGCTGTAAAATCAAGAATCAATATAAATAGATTTGTTGAAGATATAGGCAAGTTAAAACTAGATGAAAGCTTTTATAATGATTATTTTATGTTTGGCACTATGTTCAATATTCCAAGGGATATTTTAGAGGCAAATTTAAGAGGATCAACATACGAGAACCAAGAGAAAGCAATGGCGCGTTTGGTGGAATATTGTATGTCACCGAAAGGACAGATGTTAACTGATTGGTTTGAAAGTCAATTTGGATTGCAGGATATTAGAATGAGTTGGGGTCACTTGATGTTTAATCAGGTGTTTGAAAAGGAGAGAGCCGAAAGAATAGGTTTGCAGTTGGATAATATCCAAAAAGCCAAAGACATGGGAGCTGTAACTGAACTGGAAGCGAAAGAGGCGGTTAAGAAACTATTAAATACATAGTTATGACAATAGATGAAATAAATAAAATGTTGGCTGATAAATCAATTTCTCCCGAATTAAAAAGAGATTTGGAAAGAAAAAAAGAAGCATTGGTTAACGGAAATAAAGTCAACAAATGAAAATACCACAATTTGCAGACAAATCACAGTTGTTTGATTTCTTGATTAAGAATGAGAAAGAGCTTATAGCGGAAAAAAAATATAGCGTAAAAGAAGCGGATGCTTTTAGTTACACTAAAGAGTTTTCTGTTGATGATGAAAACGCATACAAGGCTATCAATAACAAACCAGTTACAGAAGACGTGAATTCTTTGAAAACTAAATTAGTTATTAATACAACTAATTGGATGGACAGCCATTGCGATGTACATATTCAGGGATTGTGGGGCAAAACATTATCAGAGACAAAAACCATTTATTTGCTTCAGGAGCATCAAATGAAGTTTGACAAGATTATTACAAGCGAGGTTGATGCATTTGTGCAAAACTATACTTGGAAGCAATTAGGCTTGTCAATGAATGGAAAAACAGAAGCCTTAATTTTTTATGCAACCATTGGCAAAAACAGAAACGAATTTATGTTTAAACAGTATCGCGATGGATATGTCTTAAACCATTCTGTTGGGATGCGCTATGTAAAGATGTATCTATGCATAAATGATAGCGGGTCGGGTCAATATTACGAGAATTGGCAGAAGTATTACAAAGAAATAGCTAACAACGAAAGAGCCGATGAAACAGGTTATTTTTGGGCTGTTACAGAAGCGAAACTAGTAGAGGGTAGTGCGGTGGTTATGGGTAGCAATACAATAACACCAACATTAGACAATAATATGAAAGCCGATGATTCACTTTCACAAAAAGAAGAGCCGACTACGGTCACTCAAGAACCGACAAGAAGAAGAATTATTTAATTTAAAATCTAAAAGAAATGGATTTCAAGTACAAAAGTCAGGCTGAAATTGACAAAATGACAGCAGAAGAAGCGGAAGCTTATGCCGTTGCTAAAAGAGCGTTTGAAGAAACGGCTAATAAAGCAGAAATAGCAAAAGCAGTTGAGGCTTTGAAAACAGAGCAAAAGGACGAATTCGAGAAAATTGCAAAAGAATTGCTTGAACTTAAAGACAATTACAACAAATTACTTGAGAAAGCTGATGGTAAATCAGAAGTAGAAAAAGGTACTTTTGTTGCATTTGTTGAAAAGAACATTGAAAAATTCAGTGATTCAGATAAGCATTATGGTGCGTCAATGGTTATAAAAGTGGCGGCACTTATGACTACTGCAAACGTAACGCCTAACGTAGCAGGAGGGTTTTCTCCGTTATTTGGTAATTATATCGATACGGAAATTGGACACGTTCCAAAACCTGAAAACATTATGTTACCTTTGGTTACTGTTAAGACACAGCCAGGAACAGAAAACATTTGGACCTCTGACCGAATTAACGAGGAAGGGGATGCTGAATTTATCGCAGAGGGGGCTTTGAAGCCTTTAGCTGATGCAGAGTGGACTTCTACAAAACACCCTATCAAAGAGGTTGCTGTTAGATGGAAATTTACAAAACGTTTGATGATGCACGCTCCTGCAATTGTTCAGGATTTCCAAGAACACGCAAGGGAATTGGTAGAGCAAAAAATTGACGATCAGATTTTGGATGGTGACGGAACAGGTAATAACCTATCAGGAATTGAAGAAGAGGCTTCTGCTTTTATTGTTCCAACAGGTTTGGCAGGATACTACCAAGCTCCAAACATCTATGATGTTATTATGGCTATGGCTACTAGAATTAGACTTTCTAATTTCAAAGGACCAATCACAGCTATTTTAAATACAGTTTGGATGGCTAAAATGGCGGGAATCAAAGATGCTGAAAACAGATATATTGTAGCGCCTTTCGTGTCCCCTGACGGAACAAGGGTTGGAAGTGTAAATATTAAATTTTCAAACAAGATTGGTGACGATGCAATTGTTATTGGAGACTTGAAAAAATTCAATGTTGTTTTCGCTGAAAATATTATGTATGATGAAGGTTATGAGAATGATGATTTCTCTAAAAACTTAGTATCAAGAAAATTAGAAGCTTTCTTGGGAACATACATAAAAGCTTCTGATGCTGGATCAATCCTTGTTGGTGACATTTCAGATATTCAAGATGATTTAGTAATTGAAGTACCTTAATTTATAAAAAAATGGCAAAAGAAACCACAAAAAAAGTAGAAGAGGGCCAAAACCCTGACGGGGTTAATTTCGACGCAAAAGCAATGCTTATGGAAAACTCTGAGAAAAAGACTGTTATAAAATACAAAGACCGTGTTACTGTTAAGTTGTTGAAAGATACAATTTACCAAAAAGCTGGAAAGGTTTACAGTCCTCATAGAATTAAGGCAGAAGCATTGGTAAAACAAGGTTTGGCGGAATACGTAAAATAAAACAAAATGTACATAATAAACGACACATATTTTCAAGGAGAACTTTTAATTCCAAATGTTGATGAAGCTGATAGCAAGTCAGCTACGGAACTAGAGCGGATTATTGACGAGAAGTGTCGTTTGTTTATGTATGATGTTTTAGGAGATGTTTTGAGCGCTGAGTTTGATGATTTGCTGGTTAACGGAATACTACCTACAACTCCAGTAAGCAAGTGGACCAAACTGATTTATGGCGACAGCTATGAGTTAGATGAAAAGCAAGTTAAATGGGATGGTATATGTTGCGAGTTAGGCACTTCTAAAAGCTCATTATTAGCTGATTACGTTTATACTTTTTTCCTTACCGAAAGCAACACTTTTTTAAGTGGAGTTGGTGAAATAAAAGGAGAGGCAAGAGGCGCAATGATGGTTAACTCAACACAGCGTTATGTTACAGTTTGGAATCGTTTTGTAAAGAAGTATCAATCTGATTTATGCGGGAATGTATTTGATTTTAGGAACTACTTTTTAGATTATCAGTTTTTCTATCCTAGATACGAAAGACCGATCAATAAAAGTGTTTCTTTGGTTCAATACCTTACTGATAACTCTGATGATTTCCCAAGCCTATCTTTGCCTTATTTTGATATTAAAAATCAATTAGGGTTATGATAGTAGTTGAAGAAATACTTGCAGAGATTTTTACACAACTACCCAAGTATAAGGATAGCAAGAATAAGGAATTTGAAATAAAATACGAGTGGGGATCTGAAAAAGATTTAACCTTGTTTTTAAAAACAATTTCAGGCAATAAATATCCTTTGATTTGGTTGGTTCAGGGGAAGCAGACGGACGATGTTTTCAAGCATAGTGCAGAACGTAATTTGAGGCTTATATTAGCGAAAAACTCTGAGCAAAAGACTAATCGTAATCCGACAGTTTTTAAATCTGATTTCAAGGACTGTTTAAATCCATTATTGGAAAATGTATTGAAATGTTTTACTTCTAGTAGAGTTACCTCAATTATCAATAACGGACAAATCGAAGTTGATAGAAGGGCCAATTATACGGAAGAAAGCAAAGAGGACAAAACATTCACCATTGATTATTGGAATGCAATAATACTTGATATTACTGTTAGATTTGAAGAGAAGTCAAACGGAGATCCAAAATGTATAAATAATAAAATATTCAAATGAATACAGAAAATAAACCTGCTGAACAGCCAAAAGGTGATAAGCAGAAAAAAACAGCCACAAGGGAATATCTTGTACAAAAGAAATTCACAGGCGAAAAGGTACACTATCCAAGTCATACGGTAACGCTTGATGCTGATTCTGACCAAACAAAATATTTACTAACAAATAAATTCATCAAATAATGGAGGAATTATTATTACAGGAAAACGTTGTTAACTGCGAAGGAAACAATGTAGGAGGAATGGGAATCGAGGCTTGTCCGTTCGATTGGGATAGGATTACGGCGGTAATTTATACCAAGCCTAGTTTTATCATTGACGAGGCGGTAACCTTGGATTACATTAACGAAAATGTACAGCAAGGAAATTTCCACATCGTAAACGGTTACGATAGCTTTACAAGCACTACACCTGATCCAAATATCAACACGGTAGAGGGTTCAGGATATCAGCAAGTAATGGGAGAAATGCCTACATCTTATACGGGCGTTTTAAATGTTGGTGTTGAAAGATGGAAAGCTTTACGAACATTGAATGGTAAAGACAAATTTAATGCTATCTTGGTTGATGTTGCCGGTAATATCATTTACACTAAAACAAAAGCAGGAGCAAGCAAAGGATTTGGTTTGAAAATGCTTTTTACAGGAATGTACAAAGGAAAAGAGGGAAACAATCCAAGTTCACAAACTCAAATGTTACAGTTTTCACAAATCAAGGAAATGGAAAGAATGACTTACATCACTTCTGAAAACTTAGATTTTGATCCGTCAGACCTTAACGATTGGAACCCTATTAACATTGTTTTTGTTCCCGCTGTTGCAGGAGGCTCTACATTGCAGTTCTCAGCCAAATTGGTAGACAATTCTCATAATCTTTTAGGATTAGCTATAGCTAATTTGAGAGTTACTAAAACTGCCGTTGGTTCTACTGCGGTAATAACACCTACATTATTGGCTTACAATTCGACAAGTAATCTTTATACATTGACATTACCAACGCCTGTAACGGCATCAGGTGATGTTTATGAAATTAAGCTTTACGACGCAACATTGCAGAGTGAAATCATCAAGGTTTCGGATGTTCTTTATGGCGGAGAGGCTACTATAGTTATCTCTTAATTTTATTAATATAATTATAAACCTAAAAGGAATGGGATTAAATTCCTGTTCCTTTTTTTATTAACTTTGGTTTATGGTTGATATTGATACATATTTAAAAAACCTTGACTTTGCTATTGCCAATGTAGAAAAAGAATCCAATTCTATTATTTCCAAGAATAAAGAAAGGATACTTGATTTGAACAGGGAAAAGCAATTATTTGACAAAGGAATAGAAAGCAATGGATCAAAGATATTCCCTTCTTATACAGCCTATACAGTATCGACAAAGAGATTATTCCAATTACCTTATAATAGGGTTACATTATTTCAAACAGGAGCTTTTTATAATGCTTTTGATTTAAGGAATCAGAACGGAAAAATAACCATATTTTCAAGGGATTCAAAAACATCTGAGTTACAGGATAAATACGGTAGCAGTATTTTTGGATTGACAGACGAAAATCAAAGGGTATTGAACTACGAAATTATTAAACCTGAATTATTAACCTTTATAAACAAGTACATATAATGAAAAAAATAGAATCAGAATTAAAATGTTATGAGGGTATCGAAGATTTGATACTTTATAATTTTGACCGTTATATGGCAACTAAGGATAATAATTGGTTTATAATTGGATATTCAGGACGAGAGACTAAAATAGAATCAGAAAGTCTAAAACTAATTGAAGAAACGATATTAGAAGAATATTTCACAGCTATTGATGATCGTGGTTTTAAAAATAAAATTCAGACTTGGGCCAAAATTGACAATCTAGTAACCAAATGTACTATTGTTTCAGAGCTTATAAATGTTATCTCAATGGGTTTTGATTTATCTGTAGAGGGACAAGAAATGAGATTTAAATTTATAAAAATGCTTGAAGCTTATAGATTTAAAATGCCTTTAATGAATAGTCCTCACGGTGATATGTTGGAATGTGAGAGGATATTAAATGAACTTCAAGGAATAAAAACCCAAATAGCAATCCTGCAAAACGGGTTAAAAGAGGATTCAAAACAGGAAAAAATAACACTCCAAAGGCAACTACAAATAGCTACAATTGCATTGAGTTATCCATATAGGTTAAATCCAAAAGAAATAACCGTAGCAGAATGGATTGAAATAGGCAAATTAATGGAAGAAAAAGCAAAACATAATTAAAAATGGCAAATCCAATTGACGTAACCATAACGCCTGAAGCGTTAAAGCAAATGAAAGACCTTGCCATTGAGACAAGGAAAGCACAGGAAGCCGTTTTAAAACTTGCTCAGGATGCATTGACGGCTAGCAGGAATATAAGCCAAATAAATAGTCCTGCTGGGTTTAATAATAATTCCACTAACAACAGGAACAACGCAACCAATATAACGAATGAAACTGCCAATTTAAGACAGTTAAATACTGAAAGACAAAGAGGTAATCAGGCAACGGCCGAAGAAATTGTAAACCAACGAATTCTAAATAGAAACGCATTAGAACAGGCTCGTATTAATTCACAATTGGCTGGTGCTTATGGTCGTTTGAATGCTCAGCACGCAGAAGCATCAAGACGCGTGCAGGATTTGGTAGCAAGGGGCCGAATCGCAACCCAAACCCAAAGACAATATAATGCGGAGTTACGAAATGCACAACGTGAATTTAATAATCTAAACAACCGTGTTACATTAGCCGATAGAGCCGTTGGTAGATTCAACAGAAATGTTGGTAACTATCCTCAAATTGCAAGGGGATTTAGCGAATTGCTGGGTGCTTTTGGTATTGGTGCAGGAATTGGACTAATAGCCTCAATTACAAAGGATATTTTCAACCAAACAAGGGAATTACAGTCTTTAGACTTGGCATTAAAACAAGTCATAGGAACTCAGGAAGATTTCGCACGTGCGCAGTCGTTTATTTCAAGGGTTTCAGAACAATATGGAGTAGGCATAAAAGAACTTACCAAATCTTATACTCAGTTTTATGTTTCCGCAAAAGATAAGCTTTCAGGGCAGGAAATTGAGGGCATATTTGAAAGTATAGCCAAGGCATCAGGGGCAATGGGATTATCTGTTGAACAACAGGAGGGGGCGTTTTTAGCTTTAACTCAGATGTTGTCAAAAGGAACTATACAGGCTGAGGAATTAAGGGGCCAATTATCAGAGAGGTTGCCGGGTGCTTTTGGTATTTTAGCTAAATCAATGGGGGTTACAGAGGTTGAATTGAATAAACTTTTGAAAGACGGGAAAGTGTTGGCGGCCGAAGTTTTACCAGCATTCGCAAAAGAGCTTGAGAAAGCCTATGGTATTGAAAACCTTAATCGTGTTGAAAGTCTAAATGCATCAACTACAAGGCTATCAAATTCATGGACAAATTTTATAAGAAGTATAAATGAAGGTGATGGAGCTGTGACTGAGTTTTTCGCTTTCTTTGTTGACGGTACAAATTCTGCCTTAAAAGGATTAGGAAGATTAAATACTTCTTGGAATGATTTGTTTGAAAAGGCTAAAACACAGGGATTGGACACAGGAAAAGGACTTTTTAAAACTCAATTAGAAAACCTTATAGGAACTGGTGATGATAAAGAAATTGCAAAAAGTATAAAAACTGTAGCAGAAAGAAATTATAATGCTCTTATGTGGGAGTTTGGCGCAATAAGTCAAAAAATAGATGAAGACATAAAAAAATTCGAAGGAAGAGATAGATTATCTCAATTATTAATAGGCGGAGACGGTACAAAAAGATTAGATTTAATTAAAAAAGAAGATTTATACAAACAATTAGCTGAACAGGTTGCTATAATTGACGAGGCAAACAAATTGATTTCAGGAAATGTTGAAAAGAAAAATAAAAAAGTAATTGAATTAACTCAAAAAGAAAAAGATGCTTTAGCAAAAAAAGAGGAAGAACGTCAAAGGTTGTTATTTACAAATTCTCAAAAGGAGCTAGAATTAAGATTGATTACTATTGATAAGACATTGGAAAATGAAGATATGTTTTATCAGGAGCGGTTAACGGCTTTAGAATTGCATAGAGTTGTGAGGATGCAAATGTTAGCTAATCAATACAAGGAAGATTTAAGATTATCCAAGGGTAATCAACTAAAAGAAAAAGAGGCTTTATTAGATTACCACGCATCTACACTAAAAGACATTGAAAAATATAATAATCGTAAAACAGAATTAGAAACTTTAAGACCAACTTCTAGGGGAATTGTAAGTACTGCTCCTGATGCTCAAAAACAATTAGAGGAATCCGCCAAAAAAGCAACTGAGGCTTTGGAAAATGAAACAGAAGCAACAGAAGCACAAAGGTTAGCATTGATTGAATTGCAAAAAGCTACGGATGATTATATAAAATCATTTTCAGATTCTTTTTTAGCAGATGCAGGATTAGGTAGTTTACAAAAGTTCTTTGACGGCACTTTTGATAAATTATTAATGGGTGCGGATACATTGAAAGAAAAATTTGCAGTAACATTTTTGGCTATTTCTGAAGTTGCGAAGGAAGCTTTTAATTTTATCAACCAAGCATCACAACAAAATTTTGATGCTGAATACAGGAGGTTGGAAATGCAAAAAGAAGTTGCTGTAAAGTTTGCAGGAGACAGCACAACGGCCCAAGAGAGAATCACAACGGAATATGACAGGAGAAAAAGAGAAATTCAAAGGAGAGAGGCTGAAGCTCAAAAAAGGATTGCTGTTTTTAATATATTGATAAACACGGCACAAGGTGTTGTATCCGCTTTGACGTCTACACCTCCAAACGTCCCATTGTCCATTGCAATTGGGTTAATAGGAGCATTACAAGCGGGAATAGTTCAAGCTCAACCTATACCTCAATTCTTTGAGGGAGGAACTCACAAAGGCGGTATTATGATGGTAAATGACGCCAAAGGCAACAGTTATAAAGAAACCATTGTTACTCCTGATGGAAAAGTTATTAAACCACATGGGAGGAATGTGCTTATGAATGCACCAGCAGGAACAGAAATATTTACACCCGAACAATGGAAAGCCAAAGAAAATGCCTGGGGTAACATTTTATCAGAAAGGGGTATTTCATTTAATCCAAATGTAATGCGTAATTTTGCTTTTGGAGGTCCTACAGGGTTAAGCAAAAGTGATTTTGATAACGGTATTTCAACATTATCTAAAAACATTAAAAATGCTACCAAGCCATTGCTTACCATAGATAAAAAAGGAATAAGATTATTTGAAATTGAAGGAGCAAAAAGAACCGAAAGACTAAACAGAAGATTTGATATAAGATAATGGCAAATAACCCACTTTACGACGATTCTTTAAGACATTGGTTGGATTTTGTAGAGCCAAATTATGGACGTGTTGAAATTACCGAACCATTAAACTTTGATAGCTTTTCATTCAAGATAAAACAACGTACCAATGGATTTGGCAGAGATAAGGAAATTGGTGCAGAGGAAATTGATTTGGAGTTTGGCAATGTATATGGAGAAAAAACAGATTTTCCACAAACGCTGATTGATGGTACAATAATAGATTATCTATCCCATAGATTGGATTTGATATTTGAGGCTGTAAGGGAAAAAGGATCTGAAACTAAAATAAATTATATCCTAAGTAGAAATAATGTTGATTTCGTTATGGGTGAATTTGATGTGCCTGAAAGCACAACTGATGGTTATTCTAATTTCAAATGCTCAATTGTCCAAAACACTAACAAGGCACTTATAGAGAGGAAAAGAGATATCAAAGCAGATGTTTTTTCTACTACTGACACTTTCGGAAATCCTCAAATTCCACTAACTAAAACGAAAGTATTGCTAAAAGCGAAACCAGTTAAACAGATAAGCGAGTGGACAAATCAGGGAGATGGAATTTTTGAGGATTCTCAAGACCCATTGAAGCAAGTTACTGGATTTAATTTTGCATCATTCATAACTAAATCACAAGTTCAGGACACATATACGGTATTTCAGCCAACGGCAACAGGATTTGATTTTAACGACGAAATATTTGATACTAATTTCAAGGTATTGACCGCCAAGAACCAACTAAGCGTTATAAGCGTTACCATCACGCAACAAATGATTTATCAGGTTACTCAAGGAGCTTTAGAAGGTAGCGGGGTTGTATTCCTATATTTGATTTATGGCGAGAATTACGATGCTGATGCAGGAAACCCCAAAAGAATAACATTGTACAATGACACGTGGGCATCGGGAACAGAAAAGACAGTAAACGTAAACGATACTTATACTTATTTGATACCTGAATTATTGGCAGGGGAATCGGTTTGGATATATTGGGGAGTTTTGGGGATTGCTGATTGTGATGTTAATGGTACTGTTTCACAAAGCAAAATTACAATTGATCTTACATCTACAGAAATAGACAGCGTTATTGATGGAATACCTTATTTTGATTTTCTATATCAGGGTGTTAAATCAACATCGGGTTTGGAATTGGAATCAGAGGATATAAGTATTGGTGAATTTAAGAACCAATATATATTTAACGGAAACCTTATCAGACAAAAAAATAATGTTCCTTTAAATTTTGTTTTCAAAGATGAAATGAACGACTTGAAAGAGGTCAATATGGATTATCAGATAAATGGCGATAAGGTTGTTTTATTTCAATATCCTGATTTTTACCGAAACATTGATATGGGTACTTTTTTGCAAGTTCCTAATGTGAAATTTGAAAGAAAATTTAACGACAGGTTCAAGATTATCAGCTTAGATTATGGTTATAAAACATATGAGCAAGACAGGGAAGAGCAAAATACAGTTGATGCATTTCATACTCAGGCTCAATTTTTAATGCCTAATACAAAGGTTGATGATCCGTTAAAAGTTGATATTGGACACATAAGAGATCCTTTTACTATTGAAACCGCAAGACGTGAGGCGATAAGTTCAACAACTGCATTAAGTACGGATGAAAAAATATTTATAATTGATTGTGTTGTGTTGCCCGAGGACAGTATGGGTAGTTTGACGAGAGGTTTACAAATGCAGATTGAATCACCATCAGGATTGTTATTAATAAGATCGAACGGATTTAAATGGACTTTGCTTGGTTTTAGTAATGGAGACT